TGACCAGCAGTTGTAATACCACTTGCCTGTCTCACGTCATAATATCTAAAGTATTGATTACCAACAGCACCATAAGCTGAGTTCAAGGCAATCTTTCTTGCCCATTGAATATTATGACATCTTGCAATTTCTTTTTGATATGATTTATCTTTTGTTTCTTGATACTTCTTCTTTGCCTCTAACATTTTATTTTTATAGACAACTCTATCTTGATACATCTTGTCTAATAATCTAGGTAAGAAACCTGCATTGTCTCTTTTAAATCTTGCACCATTAGGTGTCATACATAAGTTAGCAGATTTTAAATGTTCTAGATTAGGTTTCTTTGCAAGTAATTTATTTACAGTTACACTATTTGTATCTATACCTACTATCTTTTCTGGCGATATATTGTATTGCATAATCAAATGAGGATAAAGTGAATTGATATCAAACGATACTATCCACTTATGCATACCTGTGATTGGGTCTTTTACATATGCACCGTCATATTTAGAATCTTTTATCTTCTCAGATTTTTCAGGCACTACAATATGTTCTTTTCTTAAAAAGTTATAAATCAAAACATCCCACACTCTTACTTGTGAGAACACATCATCATAGTTTACTTTTGCCTCATAGGCCATAGTTAATATCAATTCAATAAGTTTTAGTTTATCTTCTAGTTTATCTACGATTTCTACATCTTGTATATTATAATCTACAAACGATTGAAAGTCTTTTGTATACCACTCTCTAAAAGTTTCATAAGGCATTTCATCTTTACCTACACCCAACTCAACTTTACCTATATAATCAAGTTTATAACTTTCTTGACTTACAGGTATAAACTTTTGATACAAGTCTATATAATCTAACATTGCAATACCCATAATACTGAATATTGTTTTAGGTCTACCTCTTACAACAACCTCTTTCTTTTCTACATACTTCCATGGCGAAAAGTTTCTAACAACTTTATCATCTGTTAGTCTGATAATTCTATTCATCAGATAAGGTATATCAAAGAACTTACAATTCCAACCTGTAATAATATCTGGATAGTTTCTCATCCAGAATGTCATAAACTCTTTAATGATTTCTTTTTCAGAATTACATCTGACATAAGTTACATCTTCTCTATCAGTTTTAAAATCACCTGTGCCCCATGTTATAATTTGTTTGTTAGTTTGATTCTTAACTGTTAGACATAATATTTCTTCAACAGGATTATCTACATCAGGAAAACCTTCCTCACAACTTGTCTCTATATCAATAGTAAAGATTTTAATTTTATCTTTTTGCCATTCAACATCATCTTTATATTCGTTTGCAATATATTGATATGCAAATCTTTCCATACCATAGATAGGAGAATTAGAGTTATCATAACTCTTTTTAAATTCTCTTGCCTTTATGATACTATCGAACTGTGTTGGCTGTAGATAATCGCCTTGCAAGTTAGTATGTTTAGTTTTCTTATTTGTTAAAGTAAAAAAAGTAGGTTTAAAATCTATCTTTTCTTGAAACTCTTGCCCCTCATGAATACCACGAACAAATAATTTACCTTTATATTCAATTATGTTCTTATAAAAATTCATCAAGTAATCAACTGTTTCTCTACTTCTACTATACCGCCTGTATTTTGTTGATATGTTTTTTTCAACTCATCATTAGGTTGAACACTAGTAATTATATTTTCGTTTTTAAAAACAACTTCATCACATTTACCATACGGAATATATTGATGAAATCCTAGAGTTACCGGTTTACCTGGTGCCTCTTGTTGTGGAATAATTACATAGGGTTTTTCTAAAGTAATTGTATTACTTTCTTCATCACCTTCTTTTATATTGCCTATTATATCTTCGCCTGTTGTCAAACGAAACAGTCTCACATCTGCCATAATTTACCTCACTTGTTAATAATTTAATTATAATATAAAAAGTCTTATTTGTCAATGCTGTACGGACTAGTAACTATATATTTTCTACTAGGGTCTACCATGACATTAAGTCTATTCATAAACTGTCTATCTAATAATATGTGTGTTCTGTCTTCTCTATCATCTAGAGTAAACTCAACATCTGTATATAGTGTGCCTGCAAATTGCACATCTAATTTAATTAAGTATCTGTCTTCTTCATAGTCTCTTAGGCCACCTACTTTTATTTCTTCTTTAGAAATAATATCTGATGTAATAGTTTTATTATATAATGACCATGTTACTTTTTTACCTTTGACTTCCATGTTCTCTGCATGTATAACATTTGTGCCACTATTACCTGTATCAAATTTTGCAACAATATCACCAAAAGGTTTTATTGTCATGACTTCTTTATACCCACATTGAGATGGTGCCTGAACCCAATTTCTTCTATTTGTAAAATACTCTAAAATTTCTTTACTTATATTTTTACCTGTTGCCTCTTCCATACCCTCTGTGCCAGGTGATGAGTTTACCTCAATCATAAATGGTGGTTCTTTCTTTCTATCTTTTGAAGGTATAAAATCTACGGCAGTCCATACACCATTTACTGCCTTAGCGGCCTTGATACATTCTTCTATTTCTAATTCTGTTAATTTTAATTCTTCTGGTTTTGAACCTTGTGATACATTACTTCTAAAATCACCTTTGATTACAGGTCGTTTCATTGTTGCAAGAACTTTACCACCCAAAACTAATACTCTAACATCATAGTCTGTCTTAATATATTCTTGTACTAATAAATCGGCATCCTCATCTTGTTTATTGATTAACTGTACAATAGAATCTAGTCCTATTTTTGATTCAATAAATAAAACACCTACACCTTTTGACCCTCGTAATGTTTTCATAATAACAGGAAAGTCTGTATCTAAATTTTCAAACGCCTTTAAGGCATTTTCTTTATCTGTTATTAGTGAAGATTTAGGTTGTCTTAAACCATAATCTGCAAGTTTGATAGATGTTCTATATTTGTCTGTGCATATTTCTATACAGTCTCTACTGTTAATACAACATACTTTATCTTTCTCAAACATAGATATGATATCCATCCAACTGTCTCTACGAACAACTGAACCTCTAAATATCGCAATAGTATTTTTATCAACTACAAAACCTTTTTCATCATCTTTGTTGTGTAGTCTTCTAATATTATCTTCGTTTGATGTGTACCCACCTGTAAGTTTATACAGGTAATATTTCCACCCTAACTTCTTCGCTTCTTGTTGAAGTCTATCTGCCGTGTGAAAAGTTTTTGCCTGTTCAGGTTCATCTGTTATGATTACTAGTTTAGGATTTTCAACTGCCTCACTAATAAATTCATTGAAACTAGGTACTTTCATCTTCTACTTTTTTGCCTATGTTATATTTTGCCGATAGTGTCCACTCGTTCTTTTCTTTGAAAGGTAAAACCTTTATCTGACTTAGAGGTGCCTTGTTTTCAGATTCCTCTTTTTTAGTTATATCAATTAAGTTCCAATCTTGTAGCAATATCGCAATCGTATTTCTTCTTTGTATATCATTCTCTGATAGTGTTGCTGTCTTGCCGTCTAATGCAAATAACTCTTTAAAGTGTACAATAAAATACTTACCTTGTTTATGTAAGATATGACATGATTGATATAGTGTTTTGTCTTTGCGACTTGCAACACCTATTCTAGTTAGTGTCTCTCTAACTTTTAGAAAATCATCAGGTTGTTTTATTGTTACTTCGAGCATTTTATCTGGATTCCATTCTATCTCATCATTCATTTTCTCTTTCTCCCACCCTTGTCAATAGATAATTTAATTAATTCAATCTGCTCTTTAGTTAGTATTGATAAGGCCTCTCTTGCCTTTTCGTTGCTATAATCATAATATTCTTTGACATACTCTATGTCTTTTAAAACATTTTGTTTTAGCCACTTACCACCAAATCGTTTCTTTTTCCTTATACTATTTATGAAAAAATTAAATTGAACATCTTTATCTAAGAAGTGGTAACCATTCATTTCATTTGCCTGTGCAATACAATCATAAAACATAGACAAACATTTGTTGATAACAAAGGGTGGATATTTTTTTGTCCACTCTGTATCATCAGTATCTAATAGTTTTTCTTTAGAGAAATTGATAGCGTTTAAATAATCTTTTAACTCATACATTATTTAAACTTACATCCTGCCATAATCTCTGTTAGACATGCAACCATATTAATCTCTTGGTCAGCAACAAAAGCTGCCTTGTATTGATAACCTGCGATTATTAGAATTGCTTGTGGTATAGAATTTGGCGATAACGCTTTGTAAAGTACATCATAGATACTTCTAAACAAGAACGCTGGTTCTTTATCTAGATTTTGCACGACCCACTTTCTCATATCGTTAAATCTTTTTTCTTTTAGTGATGATAATAATTCTTTATGACTGACCTCAGACATAGAGAACAATATGCCACTATCTATTTTACCTCTTACAGAATATCTTTG